GTAACTCCAGTTGCACCTGTTTCACCTTGCGGGCCAGTGGGTCCTGTCGCTCCTGTGACACCAGTTGCACCGGTTGCACCCTGCGCACCTACATCGCCTGTACGGGCAAACGTAATGATTACATCTTCACCATTGCTAAACGATGTTGCCGAACCAGAAACGTAGGCGCAAACAACATCAAAGAATCCTGTATCTTCAGTGACACTTGAAATCGTGAACAATGCGAAGTCATTTGAGTTGGCCTTATTTGAGATTCTAAAGTGGCCTTTTATTGTGGATGTCGAGTCATCAATTGTGCGGAGGAACGCCTGAACGTCAGTTGCATTGTCATCTTCATCATCGATGATCAAGTGGGTCGCAAGTGAGATGTTAGCGTTCTCAAACTTAAGTTTTCCTGGGCCGGGATCTGTTTGATTTGTGTCACTGTCAAACGTGTAATCGAGCGTAATGCCACCGAAGTTGCCTTGAGGACCGGTTGCGCCAGTAACTCCAGTTGCACCTGTTTCACCTTGCGGACCAGTCGCACCCGTGGCACCAGTAACTCCAGTCGGTCCAGTAGCTCCTGTAACTCCTGTCGGGCCTGTTGCGCCCGTTTCACCTTGTGGTCCAGTAGCGCCAGTTGCACCTGTTACTCCTGTAGCGCCTGTTGGGCCAGTTGCACCTTCAACTCCAGTAGGTCCCGTCGCTCCTGTAACACCAGTTGCACCTGTTGCACCTGTAACGCCGGTCGCGCCAGTGACACCAGTTGCGCCAGTCGCGCCTTCAACACCAGTTGGTCCTGTAGCGCCTGTAGCACCTGTTGGGCCCTGAGCACCTGTTGGACCAGTTGGACCCGTTGGACCAACTGCGGTCGTTGGTGCAAACTTTGTCCCGTTATAGACAAGCGCCTGACCTGCAGTCGCGCCTGTTGTGTCAACTTCAATAGCATCGATCTTCAAAGTTGAAGTTGATATTTCGCCGTTGCTAATTAGGCCATTAGAAAATGTATGCGTTGCCGTGACCGTGCGATTAGCGGTTGTATGCATGTACTGCAGGTGGTCATCATCGCTAAGACCCGTGAGGAGGCCGTGGTCGCCAACTTGAACGGCAGGCGTGCCGAGGTTGTTGGCTATTGTTGCTCTAATATCAACTACTGAAACTATCTTTGCTTTTGGTGTATTTGCGTAGCTAGTGGCTACTTGGTAGATAACTTTGTATAGCGGTCTAAACTCAAAGATTGGAAATCCGCCGAGGTCTAGATTTTCCCAAGTTACGGCCGCGGCCTCGGCTTTTCCAATCGTGTTGTACTCGGCTTGACCCATAATGCCGAGAATCGGATATGTCAAGTTGTTTGTTGCGATAATCCAAGTAGCGCCAAACTTCTGGTTTCCAAGGTCAGTTGCTGACCAAACACCAGCGGTGTTTAAGTTGTACTGTGGAAGCGATGTACCTTGCTTAAGCGGAAAGTTAGTCGGATTGTCTCGCTTCCAGTGCGTGTTTACTCTATAAAATACAGGAATTTTTGCGGGACCCTGAAGAAACTGTTCCCACGTGTTTGCGGTAGGAGTTGCGGAGTGCGTTACATCTACTTGAAGATCTTCGTCAAAGAATGTTCCGTTCGCAATACTTATTTCGGCGTCGGTGTCAAGAGACCCTGTACCAGATGTTGTATATCCGCTGGCGCCAAATCCATTAGCAAGTGCCGCTCCTCGAGTACGGTGCAAATACTCGTGAGTCTGCCAGTCGAGAACAATTCCGTGCCGCTCGTCAGCAAAAAAGTAAAGCTTGTTGTCTTCGGCATTCCAATACAGATACGCGGTTGGCGCAACATTTTCAAGGTCAAAGAACGTCGTATCATACTGAAGTGTTCCACTTGAGTTGTATGAAATGTAGTACAGCCCAGATGTATTTGGAATTGTGACAGTTTCTGAAGTTGTCTTTACAAACTTTTTGCCTTTACACCAAACTGCAAAACTTGTAACTGCCGGCGCAATTGTGAAAATGCGGGTTGACTCACTAAATGAAATGACGCTATCGGCTTTGTTTTCGTGACCCATAGGCTCACCGGTTGGCATCGCAGATGGACCAAACTTAGTTCCATCAAACATCATTAGCTCGCCGTTTTCGGAGCCAGTTGTATCAATTTCAACGCCTTCTACATAAAGCGCTGGAACCTTGAAAGTGTCGTCAGTTTTAAGAACATTTGCTCCGTCACGATAAAGATTTGTGTCAACTGCTGCCGAACCATCGCCCCAGGTAATTTTTCCACCCGCGTCAATTGCAATTCGTGGATTTGTGTCGCCACTAACGCCGATATCTACAGCGTTGTCAGCGGCGGTGTTAAAGAACCTTGCCCGTATTGCTGCGAAAAATTTGTTTGCCACTTGAGCCTCAACTCAACTGATAATGACCCCTCAAGGTCGGTGTATGTTAACCGGTGACGACTACGCGGTACGAAGACGAGCCAGGCGCAACGCTAAATGACACCTGAACTCTGTTTGTCGAGCTGCGAACAACGTCTGTTACGACCGTATCATACGAGGCCACATCGTAGACCTGCACTATGACGTCACGTGTACCAAAGTTGTGGTCGATGTTAAACGATGTTGATGCACCGGTAACCGTCTCGGCTGCGACTCGAGCAAGTACCGGCGTGCTTGTGGTGAAGCCGGCTGTTGTGTTTGCAAGGTTTGTTCTCGCATCGGCCGCTGTTGAAGCACCGGTACCACCGTCAGCTACTGCAATGTCAACACCGTTCCACGTACCAGAGGTAATTGTTCCGACCGTTGTAATTGAGCTTTGACCAACATAAGTAGATGCGATATCAACAGCATCTGCTGTAACACTAATGCGGTCAGTTGTTCCAACAACATCAATTGTGTTGCCGGCTTTTGTAAGACCGTTACCAGCGATGCTCTGACCAGCCGCTGAGAACTGAACAAATGTAAGGTTTGTAGATCCAAGTGTGATGCTACCGTCTGTCGTAAGTACCCAGCCTGAGTCAGCCCACGCTGTACCTTGCTCGACAAACACGAACATGCCAGGATTGATCTCTGTTGCGTTGTCGGCGTCGGCTGCGCGAGTGAGAACAAACGGCGTGCTTACGCTACCTGCATCTGTAAGAGTATAAATGCCATTGTATGGAGCATTTGACGAAGTTTCATTCTTGACAAGGATACGAATTCCAACATCGCCTGAATCAAATGTTGTCCCATCAACAGCAAGCGCGCCGTCTGCCGATGCGGTGATTACATTTGACGAGTATGTGTAGCTTGGAAGTGCGGCATTTGTGGCAAACTTTACTGACTGCTTAACGTCAAGACCGGAGCGAGCGCCGTCAACATACGCCTTGTTGGCGGCGTCGAGGTCAGCAGATGGAGCTGTTACTTGAAGGCGACCACTGCTGTCGCGCTTTGCAAGAGTATCGCCGGTGTTAGACGATGTTGCGCCGTTGAGAAGACCATAAAAGGTGCTCGACAAAAGACCAGCGTTGCTTCCATCGGCAAGGTTCAACGTAAGGCTGATTGTGCCATTTGACTCGCTAACAGTCAGCGCACTGGAATATGTGCCAGAAGACTGAACAGCGTGAAGCATCTTGCGCCACGCCGCACCGGTATAAACCTTGATAGTGTCCTCGGTGCTGTTGTAGATCATTCGACCTTCAAAGTTACCGGTGTTTGGATCAGCACCGACTACTTCAAATGTCGCATTGAGGATCTGATTCTGATTAAGATCCAGATTAGTTAGAAATTTTGTTGCCACTGCGCGCTCCTAGTGCTACCATGTAGATCTACGTCAGATATGCGTAGCCGGAGAACGGCGCCGTAAAACTGACGGTAACCTGCGTATTGCTATTATAAGTCACTTCTCCTATCACGACAGTTCCGCCAGTATCTACAACGGTGACTGACGGCCTTCCGCCGAGCGGATGTGTAATGTTCCAAGTAGACGAAGCGGACGCCTGAGTAAAGACATATCTGCTAGTCGTTCCGGTGCTAAAAAATGGATCTTCTGGCCATTCTCCATCAGCTTTTGGTCCGTAAAAGAAGCCAGTATCTGTGTCAATATAGATATCACCATTTTCGCCAATTGCAGACGTTGGAGCTCCAGAGCCAAACTTAATACTTGTACCTGCTGGACCCTGCGGCCCTGGCGCCGACGGAACTACCTTGTTCGGTACTTCTTTTACCTCTACACGAGTTCTATTGTGTCTATCAACAGTTACTTTGTAGGGTGAGTCTTCGAATACATTTCTTGCGGTCATCTTGTGACCTCTCGGCGAACGGTGAAGTCGCCCATCACAAGGCGAGTAACTATCCCGCTCGGAGAGATAAGCTCTAAGTCATAGACGTACTTCTTTGCGATTAGCTCTGTCATCGTCGCCGCTGGAATAAGCAAAGTAACTGTCCCATCTGAAGCGCCAAGAGTTATTCTGTCGTTTTCTGTTGTAAGAGATACGACTACTGTCGAAGACTCAATTGTTTCTCTGATCTGCATTCTTGCCGTATAGCCAGTAAGGGCTACAGGTCTATTAGCTGAGTCTTTCCAGGTAAGTACTCGTTGAAATGTTGCGCCCTGGTCGGCTATGATGTTGTATGTACCTGCAACCGATCCCATGATCCAACCTTTTTCACAATACTGTCTATAGTATTCTAATCTATGGCAAAGACCTTGTTTGTCAGTTTTTCTCTCGAGAGCTAAAATTGCAGTCTCTAGACTAGCTGAAGATCGTTAATAACCCAATTTTTTACGTCGTTTGTCTTGGCAAAGTAGACCGTCACGCCGTACTTGACGGACTTCGTGTAGATTGACAGAACCTCTAGCGATCCACCGTGAATTCCAGGACCCGACGAAAGCTTGTTGTAGGTAATGGTGTTGTTTAGATCTACTTCATACGGCACAACATATGAGTAAAAAGTCTCAGCCGGGACGCCGTTCTGCTGGTTTCTGTTGTAGTACAGAGTAAATGTCTGCCCGTCGAGCGTATACGACTGCGTTAGGTTCGTGTTGATTGTTCCCGAGTCGGAACCCATGTCTCCGTATGCTCCAAAGAAAAAAGCAAGATCGTCTGCGACTGAAATGTCAAACTTGAAAATTCCTTGTACTGGATATCCGTGCTTTATTGTAAAAGTTCTGCTAAATGCGCTAAATGTTTGTGTAGTGATTATACCGTCAGCAGCATTTACTGGGCTAAGTATCGGACTGTAGTAAGCGTTAGTTGCTGGATCATATAGATAGAACCAGCCCCAGTTGTCAAAGATATCACCGTTCCAGTCGGCCCATCGTTGCGCGGTGACTAGAGGTGGTGCTGAAGTTCCTGGATAAATAATGTTTGAGTTAGAAGGTCTTGTTGCAGAGCCCATGTCTTTTGTGATCGCGGCACCTACAGTTTGACCGCCAGTTGTTGTATTGTTTTTTGACTTGATGTACTGCGCCGCTAGTGGCGGCCACTTTTGAGTAGTACCAAGGTAAACTTTGTCAACTACACTAGATCCGTAGTAAATAGCCACAGCGTCTGATAGCAACATTTCTTACCCAGATATGACATAGAGAGTGTTTGCGTCTTTTGGCGACAGTGCGTCATATTGTGCTTGTGTTAAAACAACAACACTTGAAAACCCAGTTGGCCCGGTTGCTCCCGTAACACCTGTTGGGCCGGTAGCACCTGTCGGCCCAGTTGCACCGGTTACACCAGTTGGACCAGTTGTCCCAGTCGCGCCGGTCACACCGGTAGCACCTTGCGGGCCAGTCGCTCCTGTAACACCTTGCGGGCCAGTCGCACCAGTAACTCCCGTCGCGCCTTGCGGTCCAGTAGCGCCAACAACGCCGGTTGGTCCTGTAGCACCTGTAGCACCAGTGTCGCCTTTGTCTCCAGTTCTTACGAATGTGATTGTTACATCTTGTCCATCTGCCCATGCTGGACTGGAGCCGGTCAAGTACAGAATTGGAACTTTATAGTACGAAGAAACGTAAGTATGCGCGCCGCTTATTGCATAGTAAACAAAGTTAGTTGGGTCGCCAACTTGATCAACTCTAAAGTGTCCTTTAATCGCAGAGGTCGAGTCATCGATTGTTTCTAGGTAGTTTGAGATGTCGTCAGAGTTAATGTCAATTGGGTCAATGTAAAGATAAGTCGCTGAAGCGAGCACTGCATTGAACTTTAGGTTTGTCGCGCCGGGATCACTATCAGTTGTATTGGTTCTATAGTTATAGCTAAATACTGCACCGCCAAAAGATCCGGCAGGACCAGTCGCGCCGGTTGCGCCTACAGGACCGGTTGCTCCTACAGGACCTGTTGCACCTATAACGCCTGTTGGCCCTGTTGCGCCTATACCCGTTGCTCCTGTCGGTCCCGCAGGTCCCGACGGTCCTTGAGCACCAATAATGAGACGAACATTTGATGGCCCCATCGAGGCGTTTATCTCAGTCGTGATTGCCGCTTGCTGTTCTGCAGTTATGTCAAATGTTTCTTCGTCGTCTTGAAGAAACATATAAAACTTTTCAGTTTTTACTCCGTAAAGTCGGACGGTGACCTCATATGACCAGTTATCTGGAGTAAGAAGCGGATTGTCTGTTGTTGGCAGATCTATAGAAAATTCACCTTCAGTGTTTAGATAAACTGAAATAGCATCTGATATTACGATAGCGTCGTCTGAGTCGTAGATTGTAGCAGTGGGCGTGAAGACAACACGACCGGCGGCTGGTAAATTTGCGGCGGTCAAGTAACGACCGGTGACTGTGCGCGTTATTACATCACCAGACCACGTCACGGCGTCTCCAATCTAAAGCCAAATACGCTAAAATTCTATCAAAAAGCTGTATTACTGACTCTCGTTTGCTGACGCAAAGCCGATCTTGTTCTTAGGCTTTTCATCTTCTTCAACGTCAGACTCGTCTGGCAGTGCGACTTCTGGATTGACATCAGAATAGGCTGCAATTGCCGCGTGAGATGCCGCGCTTATCCAGTGCTTTTCGGAGTCAATTAGCGTAGTTGCGCGCACAAGATCGACGCACGAGAGCATTGCGGCAACTTCTGAGGCTGGAATAGGACCGTCTAATTCTAGTATTCCAGACCACATAATTCCAACACGGGCAAGATCTGCTGTGTAGTTTTCTTCAAGTTTTGCGGTGGTTAAATCATCTGCCACCTGCAGCACGCCCTTATTCTGTCGCCTTAAAAAACTTCGCGGCTTGAGCATGCCAACCTCCATAAACTTGCTTGGTTAATCATAACCCCGCAAATTATTAGCGTTGGTTGCTAATCAAGCCAAACTACGTACTCAGCAGTTACTCGTGCCTTGTCTGGATCAATGAAGTGCAACCGTTGAGATGGCTTACCCTTTGCGGCAATGAACTCGGCGGCATAGACGCTTTCAGACTCTGGAGATCCCGAGACGAAGATTCGACCTCCATTTGCCATTGTGAGGCTCATTGGTGTGTGGAAGTGGCCCATATATACGTCTTGGAAGCTTGGAACTACTCCAGTCGCCCAGGCATTGCACTTACGCAGGATGCCGAACGCGGGAGTGTTTCCACCGAAGCTCTTGATCTCGTCACCGTGAACAAGAAGCGCATTGTAGTTTCCAATTCTTACGATTTGGTACCAGTCGCTTGAAAGCTGCCAGTTGACATTCTTTAGATCTTTTGTTCTCTCTTGCGCGATTCGATAGCTGATCGCGTCAATGTTGTCATTGGCTGGAAGCTCGCCTTTCTTTCCAAGGCGGCCGTGGTTTCCGTACTCACAGACAACATTGACCTTCTCAAAGATCTGCGCGACGCTACGGACCATCATCTCTTCAATTCGCACAGTCTCAAAGAGCTGCTCAAAGAGGTGCGCTTCTACTTCCCACGCTTGGCCTGGAAAGATTGTGATTCCTTCGACCATGTCGCCGCCGAACATCAAAGTGCATTCGCGGACGGGGTGGTGAGTTCTCTGAAGTTCAGTCAACTCAGCGATTTTGCTGACGAACTGCTCCATTCTCTTTGAGCACTTCTCGATGCCGTAGTCGGCAGTTTTCTTTCCAAGCTGCCAGTCGGTTGCATGTATTAGAGCAACCTCTGCCTTTACTTTTCTAGAGTCTTTAGTAGTCTTAGCTGGTACTGCTTTTCCAGGTCCAGAAGCCATCGCGGCCTCTTTAGCCGCCGCATACACGGCTTCTACAATTGTCTCATTTGCGCGTTTTGCTTTATACTCGGCTTGCTGCGCGCGCTTTAGAGCTTTTCTTAGCTCTGTAATTTCATCTTCTTTGTAGATCTCGTCAGAAAGACTCATTTGATATCGGTCGCCAGTTCTCCGCGTCGATAGCGGCTAATTACGTTCACTGCTAGTTTATAGCCGCGTTTTCCCATTGCTCTCGAGATGTTCGATGCTGGGATCGAATGATCGTCGAGAGCTTTCTTAAAGTCTTTTGCGTCTTCTGTCGATAGATCATCTAAGATCTCCGCGATTCTAGAGCGTGTGCCGCGATGCGACTTTTCGCCTTTGATATCATCGAACAAGCTGCCCATCGTGGGGATACCTCCGTCTCGAGCACTACTAGAATGCACATAGTATCTTATACTAGAAACTATATAGTATACATACATTGATAACGCGTACAGCACTTGACCTGATATATTTTAGTCCCTTCGATCAAAAGTTGTGACGATGCTGAAAATCAATACGGGTGTTTGTTATAGTCAACGTTGTTATAAGTCAAGCAAACGCTCGAACTCTCTCCAAACAAAAGGTAGCGTAGTGATAGGAATGACGTTCTAAATGTCGACCTGGGAATCTGCAACAGGTCGACTGGGACCAGCCGCAAGGTGGTATGCGAACAACGGCTGGAAGGTGATGCCCTGCTATGGCATCGTAAACGGTCGTTGCACATGCGGCGGCACACACGCAGAGCCAAAAGACGTTGGCAAACACCCGAGCATTGCTGAGTGGAATAGCCAAGCGACTAACGATCTTGACAGGGTCGAGCAGTGGTGGCCGCAGGGCAGCGAGGAAAACATCGCTGTTTTCTGCCGTCCAAGCGGGTTCTTTGTTATTGACATCGACCCACGCTCTGGCGGTCCCGACTCATTTGAGAAGTTTGAGTCTCTTGTTGAGGGCGCGCTTCCGCCAACAGTTGAAGCAATCACGGGAACATACTCGATGGGCGGCAAGAACGTCCGTGGACGCCATCTATTCTATAAGTGCAGTGAATCTGAGCAGCTCGTTGGCAACCTCAAGAAGGCTGGACTAAACGGCATCGACATCAAGCACAATGGCTACGTTCTCATTGCGCCGTCGCGACACTTCTCTGGTGTCTGTTACGACTGGGCGCCTGGCAAAGCACCTTGGGAAATCGAGATGGCCGAGGCTCCAGAAGAATTGCTTGTTGCTCTTCGCAAGAAAGGCCGACAGTCAACTACATCATTGGGTGAGGGAGACTGGTCATTTCTTGATGGGCTCGACTGGGGCGGTGAGCGCGTTGATGTTGATCGCCTCCTTGAGGAAGGTATCGATGAAGGATCGCGTGCTGTTGACATTTATGCGATGGCGTGTGCGCTTGCAAACAAGTTTCCAGTAAATACTGAAGCAGGTCGCCTTGCTGTTGAGACGATGATGATTCGCTTCAACGCCGAGAAGGTGCGTCCACCGCTTGAACTTGAAGGACCCGGCGGACTTCTTATGCACGTCCGTCGCGCTATTCAGTTCGTGATCGACAATCCGAAGACAGAGCGCTTGTGGCCAGGCCTTCAAGAGTGGGCAAATAAGTCTCAAGAAGAAAGCAGAGCAGCACTCGCAAAAGCAAAATCGTCTGCTCCGCAAATGCCGACCGAGAGCCCGCGTGCGACATCAAATCTTCCCGGCACAATTGGTGGAACTGTTCAGCATTCGCTCGAAGATGGTGATTCACTTGCTGACGCGTCCCGATTAACAAACATCGATGTTCCGCTTGACCCTGACGCACTTACTGAAGGAGAAGGTGGTGAGCCTGGAAAGCGCTCGCTTACTGATGTCGGTAATGGTCGTCGTTTGATTGACTCGTTTGGTTCAGCTGTGAGATACACACCTGGACTTGGGTGGTTTCACTGGGACGGCGGCTATTGGAAGCCAGACATTGAGAGTCTTGAGATGCGCGAGCTTACGAAGAAGGTTGCGCCAATCATCGCAAGTGAAGTTGTTCACTATCTCGACGACGCAGATAAGCAGTCTGAAGTAATCAAGTGGGCACAGCAAGCAAAGTCAAATTCGCGCATCAACGGCGCAATTGAAAGCGCGACATCAGACCCGCGAATACTTATCGATGTTGAGTCCTGGGACAGCGACGAAACATTGCTCGGTGTCGCAAACGGCGTTATTGATCTTCGCACCGGTGAGTTACTTAAGGGTCGTCCCGATCTTTACATCACGCGTCGCGCACCTGTTGCTTACAACCCTGGAATTCGCAATGTGCGCTGGGAACAGTTCCTAGACTTTGCAACTGGCGGCGACAAAGAGTTGCAAGAGTGGCTACAAAAGGCCGCTGGTTATTCGCTTACAGGCCTTCGCACTTACGACGTAATGTTCCTTGTTTATGGTCCTCCAGGTTCTGGTAAGAACACAATGGTTGAAGCGCTCGTGAAAGCGATGGGAACATCGCAGTATGCGTGGCCGCTTGACTCAAGTATTCTTGCGCAAGGTGACGGCCAAGCGCACGGCTCAGATCTTTATCACTGGGCAGAGCTTCGCGGGCGTCGTATGGTGTGGGTAGACGAACTTCCAGAGTCCGAGCGTGTCAAGGAAAACTCAATCAAGAAGTTGACAGGTTCATCTGAAATCTCGGCGCGTTCGCCTGGTGAAAAGCCGTTCACATTCCAGTCGCGCGCAAAGCTGTGGGTGACAACAAACCACAGGCCGATCATTACTGACGACGCGATGTGGCGCCGTATTCGACCGGTGCCGTTGACTAAAGTGCCAGAGAATCCAGACCCGGATCTCAAGCACTACATCTTCGACCCAGAAGGCGCACTACCGGCAGTTCTGTCGTGGGCGGTTGAAGGTGCGATTAAATTGCTCGGCTCGAGCGCACGAGATGCACTCGGCTGGTGCACAGCAGTAAGTGAAGCCGCTGAGATGTATCGCAAGAATGAAGATCGAATTGGCTTCTTCCTCACGGAGGAAACCAAGGAAGCTGAAGGTGCAACGACTCCAGTTAAGTCGCTGTACGCCGTGTACCGTGTCTGGTCAGAGGAGCGTGGAGAGAAACCAATGACTCAGATCGCGCTTCAGCGTAAGCTCTCGGACCGTGGTGTTGAGATCGAAGGCCACGGTTCGAGAGCTCTTATTCACGGAATGATGTTGATGCCACGAGCCGTTCCGTCGGCCGAAGTTGACTGGTCGACTGCTCAGAGATTCGCAAGATAAGAACTGCAAAACTTTTAACAAATGCACCTAATCTAGTACACTTATGATGTACTATTTCATATAGGTTTGGCGTTCTGGGAGAGGGAACGTCGAACGAGCCGGGCTTGAGTAGTCAGATTTTCCCCCCGACTACTCGCCCGGCTCAACTTTTGTATTGTTCTCTTTCAGGTCGTTGACGAGCTTGTAGACGGTTGACGGATACCAGCGCGTTGATCGAGTCGGCTTTACTCCATCAGCGTTGAGCTTTTGAGAGATCTTTGAGTATGACATTCCTTTAGCTCTGTAATCATTAATCAACTTGCGAACATCTTCTGAGACTTTTGTCTTTGGCCCAAGATCGACACCCCAAACCTTGCCGTTCTCTCGGCGGTCCCTGTGGACATCTTTCTGTCTCTCGGCGATGATAGCTCGCTCCATCTCAGCGAGCGCGCTGAGGATCGTCACAACAAACCGTCCTTGATAGGACGAGGTGTCGAGGTTTAGATCTAGCATTACAATTCGCCAGCCGTTCTTGTCGGCTCTGTCGACAACAGAGAGGAAGTCCTGAGTAGATCTAGCGAGTCGGTCGATGCGAGTTACGAACAGCGCCGAGGCTTCTCCCTTGTCAAGTCGCTCAAGAGCTTTTGTCAGAGCAGGCCGTCCTTTGATCGACTTTCCCGATCGACCTTCTTCGCGAATAACCTCGATCTCAGTATAGCCCGACATTTCTGCTGCTCTCTTGAGATCTCGCTCTTGAACATCGAGGGAAACACCGTCATTTACCTGCATTTGCGTGGAAACGCGGGTGTACAGCAGCGCCAGACCTTGAGATTCGCTAGAATCCTTTGCTGGCAAGGGTTTCCGTGGCATAATGTACACTTTCTCGGCCCTAAAATTGCCGTCTATGACTGTATAAACTTAAACCTAAATATGAATAGATCAAACCCTATCAGGATAAGGGTTTCCTGGTGTGACTTTTCAGGCGTCCTTATGGTAAAAATATAAGACATGAATGACAAAGCAATCGTATTTGTGGTTGACAGTAACTATGTTGACTATGCCCGTTTGGCCATCAAAGATGTCTGGAATGCATCTGGAGGCCGCGTACCGGTGTATTTGCTGGCCGCAGGTGACATAAACGGCCCGATGATCAAAGATCTAACTTGCACTCAGATCGACAACGGCATCGACATGAAGATGATCACTCTCAGGAACACCGAACAGTTCTACGCGAATGAAGGTGACATCGCTCACATTACAAGAACGGCATACGCGAAGCTGCTGCTCGCGAAGCTGCTGCCGAAGAATATCAAGTTTGCCTACTACTTCGACATCGACATTCTAGTGATGAAGGATATATCATCTTTGTTTGACATCGAGCCAGAGAAGAGTATCTGTGTAGCCGACCACCGCGCCGAAGACGAGTTTGTCCGTCTGCACGGCAGAGGCGGGCGGTACATCAATACTGGCGTGTTCGTCGCGAACCTCAAGAGATGGCGGGAGCTGGAGGTCGAAAAGAAAGCCGCCGAAGTTCTTGACAGCGGCCTGTACAAGATTCTTTGGCCAGACCAAGATCTAATGTCGATCATCTTTGACAACGACTGGGAAGAACTTCCTCTTGAGTACAACTTCATGCTAAGCGCGACGTTCAATCCACACATTGAGAATTGCGGCGATCTTGACTGGGACAAGACGAAAGTTGACCCGGCGATAGTTCACTTTCTCGGACCGAGCAAGCCGTGGGGCAACTTGAACGACAAACACACGCACAAGATTTGGCGTGATCGTTTCGCACAAGTATAATAGAAAACAGCAGTTTTCAAGCGTTTTTATGAAACTTTTTTCGTTGGAAACAAAGGGCTAAACCGCATTTGAGGTCGTAAAAGATCTTCTCACCTGTCAAAAAAGTTAGAATGGTTAGTACAGCCAACGGAGGGCAAAATCCCGAGGAGACTGAAAACCAATGAAACTTATGAACATGCTGCTACTCTCCACCGCAGCGGTCGTGGGGATCGCGGGGACAAGCGTCGCCGTGGGCTTCGGATCGAAGCCGTCAACGCGGGACTCGAAGGAGCCTCCTAGTACCGTCTTGGCGGTACAGGTAGAAACTCCCAAAACCCAAAAGACGGAAAAGATAAAGACAAAGGCAAAAACCGCTAAGCCTAAGAAAGTAAAGCAAAAGCCAGTTACGCTTGTGCCAAACGCAGGCTTTGGGTTCACCCAAGCCTACAACATTCCAATGGACCCAGTTAAACGCTGTCCACAGTGGGAAGCTACATTTAGAAAGTACGGCCTTCCCGACGAGATTTTTTCATACATCGCTTGGAAAGAAAGCCGATGCAATCCGCTATCGGTAAGTAGACCAAATAGCGATGGGTCAACTGATCACGGCTTGGTGCAAATCAACTCGTCGTGGAAAACAGTTGTCTCAGAAGTTTGCCGCGCACCGCGTGGCGATTTGTCCGTTCTTACGAACGTGGACTGCAACCTTAGTGTTGCGAAGTGGTTAATCATCAATACCAAGGGAAAGCTTGGTAACTGGAGTATCTACTTAGACTAACGCAATTTGCGTAGTCTTTTACCTGTCCCTCTAGGGAAGGAGACCTATGTATAAAACAATTGTAGCTGCTATATTTTCTTTACTTTCATCATTGGGAATATACGTATCAGACGGTGGGACTGACGAGAGAGACACTAGAGAGCCAGACATGAGCTATATGTACGAGCTTCCGGACTCAATCATTGAGCCGTTTGCTTATGTCAACGCTATTAGAACTGAAAAGAATAAAAAGAACGAGCACATATTTGACGAATTGATCGGTCACAAGTTACCAGACCTGTCGTACCTTCTCGACCGTGCGCAATGCGAAACGGGAATTAACTGGAGAAATGGTGGTAAGTACTCAGGCGCATTTGGCGCGTATCGAGGAACCTGGCAGATGTGGGGCGGCTACGAAGAGTTTGGAGTTTACAACGCCTATGAGGGAACGCGCGATCAGCAGGTGTTGATTTGGTATCGTGTGCATTACACCGGATATCATTCACCAACAAAGGGATTCATTCCTCCAGCAGGACCACTGATTAACAATTGCTCTGAATACGCTGGTGACATTAAGTGGGTGACTGTTACCGAAGACACAGTTCCGATTTGGCGCTACATAATCAGTCAAGTTGGAAGAGGCTGATAAAAGAACAGACCCGCCGTCACCTCCGAGCGGCGGGCTGTCCTCCTAAGGTAGCGCTTAGAACTAAAGACGCTAGAACTGAAACTTTCAGCCGTTACTATTAAAGAACTCCTCCTCGCTTAAGTAACGGAATCCAATAACGCTCGTGTGTCACTTAGAAGTTTTGCTGTCTTCCTTTTCGTTACGCTTCATCAGCGCTTCGTGAGCAGCTTTACGCGCGCCTTCAGGGCGAAGATCGTGCGTGCGAAGTTTGTCGCCGTATGAAGTGCGTGAGCGCTTCTTTCCAGCTTTTGGTCCCGGAATAGTTTCCATTTGTCCAGTAAGTGGATTCAACCTAGTGCGATTGCCCGCATGATTGCCTGAGCTTTTCTTTTTCTTTCCCACTGCACTGCCCTCCCTAGTCCAGTTTACCAGTTACGTGATCGTTGATGTGTTGATCGAGTTTTGCTTCAGTGCGAATTGCTGTGTCCTCAACTCGATCAATTGAGCGACCAAGACTCTTTCCAAGGTCCTCAATCTTTTCAACTACAAAGTTGTGATCGTCTCTGTTTTGCTGCCAATTCTTTTTTGTGCTACGACGATCTTTCTCGATCAATGCAACGAGAATGATACCGAGTGCGCCAATAGCGGCGGTAATGATCTCTTGCATTTCGGTCTCAACTACTTCTTGTCTTTGAGAGCTTTTTTAGCTGCAGCGCGGTTCTTTTTGCGCTGATCGCGCTCGGCCTTGGAAAGCTTCTTTTCCTCTTCAGCTTTCTTCTTGGCTTCCTCTGCAAGACCCTTTAGATAGTCCTCAACACGCTTTTGGCCGAGATACTTTTCAAACTCTGCCTTGAATGTGTCATAAGCCTTCTTCTCATCGGCGGCCATTGCGGGAGAAATCTCAACGTGAATCCAGTCACCGCCGGGTGTGCCAGCATTTTCAGATGCGTTGTAAATCTTCCAGCCAGCAACGCCGTTGCGATTGCAACGCCAGCCGCGACCCCATTGACCTTCTGGGCCAACATAGTCATAGTCGTGAATTTCTTCGATTCCAAGAGCATCAGCATGCTTCTCAAGGAAGCGGCAGAAGTCTTCAGCCTTCGCGCGATCTGTCCAGCCGAGGTCTACGGCGCGACCAGTTGCGTGAACCGATACCCATTTCTTGTAATCAGGTGAGGCGGGTGTCAAACCAGCGGGAGCCGAGCGCATAAGACGGTTTGAGAAAGTGCCAATGTTTGTGAGTCCCCAGAATGAAACCTCGCCGGCCATCGTCTTACGCTTCTCTGTAGCGGCTTTGATAAAGCCGTTAAGACCAGGCCTTGTTCCTGTTGCCGGTGCGTCTGCGTTTCCTGTGTATGGGCGTGCCATGTTGATCAACCTCGCTAGTAGGGACTATTACTATCAACTTTACACTCTTCCATCTGTCTCGATTTTTCTGTGTACTGCCCTGAAGTAAAGGGCCATGTAGGATGTAGCTTATGAGAAGCCGACCATACCAAGGAATCAGAGAAGATCTTGTAGAAGTTCTTCAGCGCCTCCTTGGTAATGCCGACGACTACCATTACAATCATCGCGCTCGTTTCGCGCGCACACTAGAGGTGTTACTCGAGGTAGCGCCGGTGAATGGTCGGCTTCTTGAACTCGGAACTAGCGGTCTGTTTCCCGCAGTTCTACAAGAAATGAGACCAGACGTAGAAGTTGTAGTGACGCATTTTGATGAGTCGGCGGAGAAGGTTGGAGAATACACTTCCGATTTTTCAGGCGTCCCTATTGTTAGATATGCATTAGACCTCGAAAAGGAAGAGCTTCCGTGTGACAACGATGTGTTTGACGTTGTTGTGTGCTGTGAGGTGCTTGAGCACATGGAAATTGATCCGATGTTCATGCTCAGTGAGGTCAACCGTGTCACGAGAACAGGTGGCAAGTTATTGTTGACTACTCCAAACATTGCAAGCTCGAGAGGAATCACGAAGCTCGTGCAAGGTTATGAGCCATACTTCTACATGCACTACCACAAGAATCGCTCATACCATAGGCACAACTTCGAGTACAGCGTTCATGGTGTCTATGCGATTATGAAGTGTGCTGGCTACGAGCCAAATGTGTGGACTGAAGACTTATTTGAAGACCCAATGATGGATATTCCGAACAAGCTAATAGCCGCTGGCTTTGAGCTTAACCACCTTGGAGACAACATCATCGCTGTAGGAGAGAAGGTGAGCGGTGTCACCAAGAGACATCCACGCGGACTCTACGATTAGCGACCACGGTGCTCGCGTTGAGTACTTAAGACGACTTGTAGACAGAAATGACAAGATAT